GCTTTGTCTACGACAAGGCTAGAAATAACATTAAATAATAATCCTGCTAATGGTAACATAATTTTTCTCCTACGAATAATTAAAAATAAAAACCCCCCACTAAAGTATATATTAGTAGGGGGAAAAAGTGATTTACTTCTTTTTGTGTTCAATCACATTTGGTATAGTGATTGGAACGATACGTGGTTTCTTTTCATCTGGAACCACTTTCTCCAGATTGATGTTCAGAAGACCGTTCTGGAACTCGGCTCCGTTGACAATCATGTCATCAGAAAGAGTCCAAGATTTAGAGAATGACCTTCTGGCAATCCCCCTATGAACGTATTCGGCTTCAGCCGTGTCCTTATCTTCTTTTGAACGAACAGAAATGACTCCATCCGCTACTTCAACTTCAATGTCACGTTCAGAGAATCCTGCAAGAGCAATCTCAATAACGTAATTGTAGTCATCTACCTTACGAATATTGTAAGGTGGATATCCACTTTCTTGTTGAGTTGAGGGGAAGTTCAACATGCGATTGAACATGGAGTCAAATCCAATGGAAAGACCCATAAAACGTTCTAGATCGCCTGCTGTGAAATTAGTGTGATGTGCTAATGTAACCATAATGCCTCCTTATAAAAGCGAGGTTATTAAAAAATCTCCCATCCTTAGCACAGGACTAGGAGAGGTAATACGAGGCCACCACGATGATGCACCTCAATCACGCCATCCTTCACCTTTACATAGATGAAGGAGGCGATGTCTTAAAACTATCCAAATCAATTTTATTAGTGAATTCTCTGCATAACTTCCGGCATTATCCACTAATAGTGTATATTTTGTTTTCATAGTTATTTATCATATTAATTAAGTTTAAATTTTCTATCTACCACCCTGACCTCGCTTTGGCCTTGATCGTAGATAAACACTTCTTTTATTGGGCCGTCAATGTTCTTGTCCCAATAATTTAAAAATTTAGTTATGCGTGGAAATTCCGGTATTTGGTCTTCGGTCTGCCACACGAATTCGTTCACTATGTGCAAATAATCTGGTATGTAATATACTACTTGAACGGTAGCAATCGTCCATTTGTGTAAGATATAAGCCAAAATTATTCCTTTCCGGTTGAACCAAATCCCCCATCTCGGTTAGTTTTTCTTTCTGGTTGTTCGCTTATTTCTTCTAAAATACATGTTTCATCTTTAACAAGTTCTCCTTGACAAATACGTTCATTGTGCTTTACATAATTAGTAAATCCACTTATATTAGATATCATCGCAAAAACAGGTTCGACATAATCGGAATCAATTATGCCCACGTTGTTTGCAAGGGTCAATCCTTGTTTCAATGCCAGGCCCGATCTTGGATATAGTCTTACTGAGTATCCGTTTGGAATATCAAAAATAAGTCCAGTAGGTATCAGAACTCTTTCGCTAGGATTGACTTGTACCCTTTCATTTTGTACCAATCTATTTTTTATTTCAAACTCATCAAATTGATTTACATATACTGAAACTGCTGAGTTATCTGGTAAAAAAGAGTACAAGTCAAAACATGCGGAACCTTCTGTAGCTCGTTTGGGGTCTTTTACACCTGAAAATAATTTATAAAATCGTAAATCATTCGTCATTCTCATCAGAATCTCTTTTATTTCCAATATTATATTTGGGAGTAAGCTCCCATTCATCCTTTTCTTTAAATGACAAGATTTTTAACTGGCTCAACGGCACAGTCAATTCTGCTGATTTATCTGATTCGACAAGAGAAATCAACTCCCATTCAGCAAGAAGATTTGCAATAGTATTCCTTCGTGCTTCATCATTTTCAGAAAAATTAGTTGTTTTTCCATCTAATGCAAACAACTCTTTAAAATGTACAATATAATATTTACCCTGCTTGTGTAGGATATGACAAGATTGAAATAAAGTTTTTTCTTTTCTAGATGCAATCCCGATTCGTGTGAGAGTTTCTCTAACTTTGAGAAAATCATCGGGTTCTTTTAATGTTACTTCAATCATCGCTTGAATGATAGCTTCGCTCATTTTGTCCTTTCAAACCACCTGTATCAACTTTTTGTTTAATAATGTTCAGTTGCGAATCATTGACTATGGTTGCATATTCTCTGGCTTTCGCATAACTGCACTTACAATAATTCTTAATCAATTCAAGAACTTCGTTATTTTCACGTTTCAACCATTTACCATACCGTTTCTTCGGTCTGATTATATTTAGAAAAAAGTCGAATTGAAGTTTTGAATCTAGGTGGTTTTGAAGGTTCATTTCATTCGCATACAGAGCCGTATCATGATTAAAACTCAATGCACGATTTATAATAAATTGTTTATACTCCCTTTCAAGTTCTGGAGTTGCATCCATCAGATTCTTCTTGCCATGATTAATCTGATTCACAAAGTCAAATGGGCTCATACGAACTCGCATTCCGCCATCAGTTCGATCAAACATGCAACAAGATTTATTTCTTGGTCTGCAACAAAAGCGGATTTATATTGATAGTCTGCGATAATAAGAACTGCTTGAGGAATAGAAGATTTTTCCAATACCTCGTATAGTTTATCATATATTTTACGATAAATCGTTGTAGGATCATTGTCTACATTTGATGAAACCCATTGGCGCATATCATGGAAATTCTTATTACGTAATGCAGAAATCAATTGATTTAAATTTAGTTCTCCAATAATGGCAAGAACACCAGAATTGATTTCACTAGAAGTCGAATATCTTTGAAGTTCATTAATAACTCTACGAAAATCTGGAAAATGCTTGTTGATGAGTTCAGCAACAACTCTTTTATCATATTTCACACCTTCTTCAGTAAGAATGTCACCACAACGTATCATAAATTGTGATGCAATATCTGGTTTTTCATCCTTTTTCAATGCAAAATCTATTACTGCACAACGAGAATGAATTGGCTCGATGATTCGATTTTTGAAATTACAAGTAAAGATGAAAGAACAATTCTCTGCAAACTTTTCAATGAAACCTCTCATTGCTGGTTGCACTGAATCTGGATTCATGTAGTCTGCTTCATCAATGATTACAACTTTACGACCACCACCAGATAAAGATATAGTGGAACAAAATTGTGTCATTTTAGTTCTGAGAGTATCTATCATTCTACCCTCATCAGAACCATTGATGATAATGTAATCAGTATTTGTTATGTCACAGATTGCCCTGGCCACAGTTGTTTTACCAACTCCAGCAGGCCCCGTGAACATTAGATTTGGAACTTTATTATCTCTAACTAGATCTTCAAGAGTTCCCTTGATTGTATCAGATAAGATACATTGTTCAATAGTTTTTGGTCTGTGCTTTTCCACCCACAAAAATTTATCCATATCAAAAAACCTTTCATACTATAATATTGTTTACCCTTCAAAGGTAGAGTTCTGCTCGAGTGCAATCCAGTACTGTAACGAATCCGTTGTTCTCTTGAAATGAGAGATTCGTTTAGAAGACAATTTTACATCATAAGTACCTTCCATAATTTTGTTTAGATTTTCAGTTTTAAAAATCATACGAAATATCTTATCAGTTGCTCCAACTTTGGTTGAAAAAATATCAGATGAGACATTACCTGTATCGGACACTACGAGTTGTATATCCGAACCATTTCCTTCAACAATAACTTCTGGAAGTCCTAAAGTATTGGCTGCATTAATTGTTTTTCTGAATTGTTCTTGTGTTAATTCAAAATTAACTTCTGCATCTGGAAATGTTATATCTTTTTCTGGTGGTGTTTGGAACATTGAACTACTCCCGCAATAACGATATGTTGCTTCATGATTATCATCGGTAATACTAACTCCATTGTCAGTAAAATCCAATTCTGGATTTTGAAATAATGCCAAGGTTCCCAAAAACCGATTCAATTCATAAATCGGAAATGTTCTTGGAAATTCTTCTTCAACCTCAACTGAGGCTAAAATTGTATTCAGAGGGGAAACTGTTTTAAGAATGTTCCCTTCACGAAATTCTATGCTTTGATTAATGTTTGCATAGTTTCTCAATAGATTAATTGTTTTTTCACTTACTTTCATTTTATTCTCCATTTCAGTTTTAGTTAATAGTATAATTATAACAAATTCTTAACACATTGTCAAGTCGTTTTTTTCTTCTTTTTTGGTTTATTGATGTTTCTTTTCCGTTTTTTATGTCCACTCACTTTTGTTTCTGTGTCCATGCCATGAGCTGCATATTCAAGATTTGCAAGACTAGCCATTGAACCAGCAAAAATATATGAACCCATATGTCCTATTTTCATCCACGGGCATAACCAAATGTTATACCCTATTCTACGAACAAACTGACAGAAAAAATAATCTTCTGAAAGATACCGATTGCTCTTTCCAGAAATATCTCCCAAATATGCATCAGAATCTATTACAGTATCAAAATATGCATGTATGTCTCTATCGCCTTTAAAATGTTCAGAACGATTATGATCTGGTGTATATGCAAACTGAGGATATGCTTCTTTAAAATCATTGAATACTTGTTTCTTAATTAACATAAACCCTGTACCAATTTCCAAAACATCAACTGGTTCGCCCACTTGAATTTTGTGTGTATTTTCTACTGGATTGAAAACATAATCACCAGTATATTGCTCTAACACATTTGGATCTTCATCTGCAAGACCCGAATCAACTGCATTCCGAACTTTTTCCCATGCAA